CAGTAGCATTGGTCAGCACACCAGCCGAAGGAGTACCCAAGTTAGGGGTAACCAGAGTAGGGCTATTCAGGTCAGCTTTGGTAGCAACAGCGGTTGCAATATTGTTAAATTCAGTATCAATCTCAGTGCCTTTAACAATCTTCAGCGGATTACCAGAGGCAAGGCTGTCCTTACTGGCAAAGTTTGTACTTTTTACATAATCTGACACGGTTACTCTCCTTAAACGTTTTTACCGTTTTTGTATTGAATTTCAATCTTCTGGATACTTAACGGATAACCGCCAATATCTGCCTCATAGCCTGTTTGAACAATCTTACCAACACCAGTAGGATATGCTTTCAAGGTTCTCAAAGCAGTTCCACCTGAATATTCAGCAGTTGTATTATATTCTGCTGTACCATAATATGCCATACTTTGTGTTGGAATCTGCGCTGTTTCAGCATAATAGTTACCAGTGAAATCAAAGCCCCACTTGATTGCAATATACTGCCCAGAACCCCCAATAACCACAACGGATAAACCCTTCAGGATTGAAGTAACTGAAGGAGCGCCCAAGTCAGTATGGTTAGTGAAATACTGAAAACGATAAGAAACACCGTTATCTTGATAGCCTGTATAGGTTCCAACATAGCCTGTTTTACCAATTAGCATTGTACCGTCTGCTTTTTGGCAGAAACTTTGAGGTTCAATGGAATCCCAAGTAGTTACCCTTGCTGCCCCATCTTGAAGAGCTGCCTTCATATCAAAACAGTAGGTAGACTTAAGCGTAGGCAGAGTCAGCAGATAGAAACCTTCTCGTGGGTTATATACTGCTTTAATATTTGCTTTGTTCTCACCCACAACAGCACTCATCAGGTCATTACGCACATTCTTGGAAATGTCACGAAGAGGAGCAGACTTCTCTTGAATAGTCCGCAGAATGCTACGAACACCTGTTTCAGACAAGAAAATAACATCAGTACCAGTTTCAACAACTGAGTCACGAGCAATGCAGCCAATGCCAGTAATCGTATCGTACAAGGTCATCGTAGCAGGTGAGTTAGCGCCCTGATATACAAGAATATTACGATAACCGAAGATAAACAGGAAGTTGTTATGGCTTGCCAAAGCAGTGATCGTATCGCCACCTTTAGGCCATACAGACGTAGTGTCCAATGTACCAGCAGTTCCAGAACCAAACTTCTGTGGGTTCTTAATATCAGACCATTGAACCGTTACTTTATCTGTAAGAGTATCAGCGTTCCAGATACGTCCAAGAGCACTGATAACAATGTTTGCTTGCTGGACAGTACCGTTATAACCAGATTCTTGATCTACACGATAATAGGTGGTCGTAGATGAGTCAGGATCAAAGCCGATAGGAACATGACCACGTTGATAGAAATACAGATCACCATCAAGGTAGGCAGTAGACCAGTTATCATCAGTGATCGTAGGAGCTGTACCAACACCGTTAAATGTTAGTTCAGTTAGGGTAGATCCAACTAGTTTAAATATCTTCTTATTACCAGCACACAACGTGTAAGAAGTGCCATCTTTGGTAATCAACTCAGCAATTACTTTAACCGGATTAGAGCCAAGAGCGCCGGGAGTTGAGCTATTCGCTGGTGTCCAACCCTTACGTGCCCCAATACGTCCATATTGGTCAATAGTGGCGTTGTTGGCAACCAGAGCAAATCCAGAAGCTAAGTCCAATGAGCTATCTTGGGTGTTAATACCCATGAAGCCCGGAGCAGAGATACTGGAAGTAAGGAGTTGTTCAGCCATTATGGATTCACCCAGACTACTTCTTCAAGGTATCGGTTACGCTCAATCGCCACATAGTCAGCCAACGCCTGACGATATAACTGATATGCTTCAGAGGATAGAATACCTGCGTCCTCGCCACGTTCTGCAATAGCCTTAGCATAGGCAAGTAGACATACCAGATGACCTGATACAAGGATACGGTCAGTGTTATTAACCAAATCTTCTTGTGGAATAATCAAGTTAAACCGAAGAGTATAAACACCATCAGGAATAGGGAAAATATCTACTTGGGTGTCGCCATTAACATCAACACCGTTAAAGTTATAATAAAAAGGAGCAGCATGGCCTTGGTCAAGCAACAAAAACTGCTGATCCATCCAGCTAGTTGCTGCATATTTCATCATAACATTGGTAGTATCGTTCAGAATGTCAATCACCCTGAATCTAGTACCTGCGCCATCTAGCACATAGTTGAAACTACCAGCAGTTGTCTCAGCCGTGAGCGTATTGCTCAAAGCGTTCCAATCGTAGGCATCTTCAACTTCCCGCTTGGCATCGTTAATATAGATACCGATTAGACGGGAATAAGCACTATCCTGCACCGAAGTTACCGTAGGCTCACGTAATCTCGTAAGTACGTTATTAACTAACTCAAGATAAGTTGACATTTATCTTCCTTTGATTACTTCTTCTTTTTCTTGGTCATCCCAGCTTCACTCATGGCAATGGCGATAGCTTGTTTACGGGATTTAACCATAGGACCAGACTTGCTACCGCTATGCAATTCGCCAGTCTTGTACTCGTGCATAACTTTACCGATCTTCTTTTGACCTTTAGACATCTTAGTAGCCATGATTACTCCTTAGTGATTGGACCGCCGGACTTCCACGCATCACAGGTGCGGGAACCAGCACAGAGAAAATGAAACAATTCACAGAACCCAAGGTTAGCTGCTTCCATGAATTGATCTTCATAAGCAAGTTCCTTGGAATTTTCCATGTTTCCTTCAATACCAGACTTGATACACTCCAGCATTGCAGGTGTCTGAATAAAAGCAGAACAATTACCACAACGCATATTCTTAACGTCTTTGGACGGAGCGTTGTACATCTTGGCTTTCTTCATCCAGAAGACTTCATTAGGCAACGAAGGGTCAGGAGGACCATAACCGAAGTTCTTGAAGGCGTTATTTCGGTTCTTCAAGTTGACCTTAATATCCTGAGTAGCCACAGGACAGACTTTACCGTTCAACAAACCTTCTTTCATGGGTATACCTTATGTGAAATTGCTGCATAAATAGCCCCAAAGAAGGCCCCAACGATCAGGATAGGCTTTACAGCCTTAGCCAGCCACTCAAGCACTGTAAAAGCCCCAGAAGCAGCACTGAAGGCGTTTACCATGTCCTTGGTATTGTTATCGATCTTATCCACCTTCTGTTCAACCTGAACTAGGCGCTCATAGATCTCTTTGTGGCTGATTTCGTCCATTTATTCCTCTTTATTACTATAACATATTTTAACTAAAAAATCTACTTATTTATATTTAATATTAAAATACATATAGAAATATATTCTTATTTAGTATTTACCGACAGTGAACACATTAACAAAAACTGTACCGTCCTCCAAAGCCTCAATTTCATGCCATTCTCCAGCAATCAAATTGATTGGTTGAGTATCTTTATCCATCACGATTGATGTGCGCTCATTACTAACTTTACATTTTCCGGCATGACACATGGTTAGATGAGAATAAACATGGTCATGGTGCGGTAATCCCTCACCTACGTTGGCATGGTAGATGTTCAACACAGATCCATCATAAATAACACTATGTTTAGGGGTTAGGGAATTCATATAGTTTGTGCACCAGAGACAACCGGCTGATCTGCCGCTACAGGTCGTGGCGGCGGGGGAGGAATAATTATGATTTCTTGGGTAACGGTGTCGTAATACCATTGATCAGCAACAACATCGTCAGCGCAAACAACCCAGAACAACGGATCAGCAACAGGGAACGTCTGGTCTGCCACTTCTGCAACACGGGCTGAATTTGTGATTTGTTCCATGACGGTTTTAGGGGGATTAGAGGCTGTCCAACTAATAATTTTGTCAACAGGTTGCCGAGGATCAATAATTGCGTTTTTCATCTTGTCTCATCACCATTCAAAAATCACAACACCCGCACCGCCAGTTCCTGAAGATGCAGCAGCTCCACCTGCGCCAACAGTAACGGAAAGAGTATTTCCAGCAGTCAACCCGGTCAACCACTTGGTTGCAGTACCGCCGCCGCCGCCACCAGAGGTAACGTATGTTCCAACAAAAATACCCCCAACACCAAGAATACCTGTAGTATTTCCTGCGGATGATTGAACATTTGAAAAAGAAAGAGAAGAAGCACCTGCCACCGTTCCTGAATTTGACGAGCCACCTCGTTGATTCAAATCTCCTCCGCTTCCTAAGCCGCCGTTTACATAAGTGCTGTTTCCGCTTCCACCAGAACCGCCAGTAGCTGAAATAGTGGAAATAGTTTGCGTCCCAGAAGCAACACTACTTGTTCCTCCAGCCGTTCCGTTTGTAGAAACACAGCCGTTGTTATAGCCTGCGCCGCCGCCACCACCAACAACGATAACTTTTAGTTTGGTAACTCCCGTTGGAATGGTGAACGTATAAGAACCTGCTGTTGTATATGTTTGACCACCTGCTCCAGCATAAGAGCCACCGCCGCCAGAAGCAGCACTAGAAACCCATGTTGTACCGTTAGAGGTAAGAACGTTACCGCTAGTGCCCGGAGCCACTACTTGTACTGCAGAAGTACCGTTACCAAGCAAAACGTTATTGGTTGTTAACGAAGTAGAACCTGTACCGCCGTTAGCCACTGCAACCGTACCAGTGACGTTAGAAGCCGTTCCTGTGGTATTTTGATTCAGCGTAGGGAC